ACACGACACAGGGAGAGAATCGTGCGACCGCAAAACACGCTTAGATCATCATTAGATAAGGGATTTTGCACACATAGTGTACATTAATCGGTTCACGAAGTACGCGACAAATAGATTAAATCCGATTAAGGTGCCGTTCTGAAAGTGCTTGTAGTTAAGTGTCCGGAAATTCATTATTATAAAGTAGAGATCCGCAAACAGTGTAAGTACCAATACTGCGAAGAATATCATAGACAATATCAGAAAGTAAACACACGATTGCTTGCTGAGAGGGCCAAAAAACGATGCTACAAAGTCTTGCATTTTATATAATAGTGTTAGTTTTTATTTTTGTAAAATAAATAGTATTTTTCACAAACGACTTAAATAAAATTCAAACATTTTACATAATGAGTGCGGTTGCAAATTATACTACGCAAAATGAATTATTACTAAATAACTTGTTGGAGTTCTACAAAACGGATAATCGCCTTAGTAGAATGCTAAAGATTATTACGGGCGAGTCAAAAATTTCCCTGCGAATTGTTGATTGGTTTGCCACCAACTATGCCAAGAAATATTATACATTGTATACGACCGAAGATACAAATGGGCATACAATTCGGTTCAAGGTTTACTTTGATTATAAACTCAAATTGAAGGCGTATTCTAAAAAGCGATTTGACCCATTTTGTCGTTGGGATAGAATAAGTGTTCCATATAAAAATGGTACATGCATTGAAACTACCATTGGTCAGCTGAATTTCTTCAAGTGGGCGATTGAGAATAAGGTAATTGAGTATATTGAAGAGAATTACGATACCATTGAGAAGGACATGAATAGTCGCAATAGCACCTCAAAGAGAAAGGAAAGTATCACCGAAAATGCCAAAACTCGCAAGAAGAGAGAGGAGCTATCCATTTCGGCCACAAAAAGCATTAAGAAGGAGGAGGTTGAGATCGTCGTCCAGTTTCATTAAAGTGCAAGTTTATTATTGATGTACAAACATATATAATTTTGGAAAAACATTATATATGTAATATATGTTGTGCGAATACAAGGACATACTTGGCAAGGTTGGACAAGGCGCACATTCTATTCGGATATTCAATATAGCAATTGTGGACGTTTTACTCACCATTATTGCAGCCTATATCATTCACTTGCTTGCGCCAAGCTATCGTTTTTTAAGTGTTTTATTGATATTATTTGCATCAGGAATTATATTACATCGGATATTTTGCGTGAGAACTACAATTGACAAGTTATTGTTTAGGTAGGCATGAAATTTTGTACAATTATTTTTAAATATATGCGGGGTATAATATTTAAAAATTAAGTAACTGATATAGTATGGGAAATTCTCAATCAATTCAAAAAATAAATTATGAAGACATGCAGTATGTAATCCGAAATTCTCAGGCAAATACACTAATAAACACCCTAACCGACTCTGAGCAGGGGTGCCTTCTTCCAAATACAGTTAACATTCATAAAGAGTCCGAGCTAATTAACACGTTCATCCAGACAAACCATAAGGGTGTAAAAATAATTATTTATGGTCGGAATTGTAACGACGAAACTGTATATGAGAAATATAAGCAGCTCGTTTCGCTGGGATTTTATAATGTATATATTTACACAGGCGGACTATTTGAATGGCTCATGTTGCAAGATATATATGGGGCCACAGAGTTCCCGACAACAAAAAAAGAGCTTGACATTTTAAAATACAAGCCCCGTCAAATATTAAACGTGAAGTTATTAGAGTATTAGAATATTAAGCATTACCATTTGGATTGCAATCTTTCACCGCAATATTAGATAGCTCATCCGCCCGCTTATTAAAATTTCTTAATATATGCTCGTAGTGTACCTTAATAAACCCCTTTTCTAAAACCTTTGCGGTGTCATATAGATCAAGTAGGTTTGGAGAATTACACTTATATTTTCCAGTCATTTGATTAATGACGAGCTGGCTATCACCTTGGACATGAAGTTCTTTTATATTCATCTCCAATGCCTTTTGCATCCCCAATATAAGCCCCGAGTATTCCGCGCGATTGTTGGTTGCGTTTACCCCCACAAAGAGGGTCCCGCCCCAGATCTCATCATTATCGTGATAGATGGCTGCGCCGGCTCCACACAACCCCGGATTTCCCTTGCTACATCCATCAAAGTTCATTCTAAACGCAATTTTGGAATACAGTTTAGGAGGGTCGTCCTGAATAGCGCATTTAATGTGAGGCAGCATGGTAATTATATTATAAGTGAATAGCGTGTAAATTCACATCATTTTTATTTAAAATACATTACATACAAGAAAGTCAAGAAACATATTAAATATATTTTATGTAGACTAATATAAAGAGAATGCTCCAACTGCTACTATTAGTCGCGTTATTTTCAACCGTTGCATTTGCTGACACTGAATGTCCTGCGGTAACCACTATTGGGGATAGACGCGGCGATAAGACCAAACTACGTATTGTTCAGTACAATGTGGAATGGCTTTTTATTGACTACTACAGTGAAATGAATTGTCCGGGCGATGGCTGCACTTGGAAGAATCAGACATCGGCACAAACCCACATGAATACTGTTGTGAAAAGAGTCCAAGCACTGAATCCGGATATTATTAATTTTTGCGAGATAGAAGGATGTGACGAACTCAACATGTTAAAGGCCAAACTCGGGGCATCCTACATGCCGTACTTAAAAAAGGGCGCTGATAGCAGCACTGGGCAGAATGTTGGTATGTTGACGCGCGTAGATCCGTTAACAAGCCTCTACAGAACAGAAGACCGGTATAATTATCCTATTCCTGGATCAAAGTGTGGGTATACAGGTCCACCAAGTTCGTCGGGTGTTAGTAAGCACTATATTACGGAGTTTGAATTCGGTGGAATGAACATTGCTTTTATTGCCGCCCACCTGGTGGCCATTCCAACGGAGGCATCAAGATGTGCACAGAGAGAGGCGCAGGCATCAGTTCTACAAGGCGTCATAGCAGATTACATTCAAAACGATTATGAAATAATTATGCTTGGCGACTTTAATGATTTTGATGCGGAGGTATCTGATTTGAACAACGATAAGCCCATATCAATGGTCCTTGATATTTTGAAGGGATATAAGGGCGATCATGCCGGTAAATACGAGCTTTATAGTATTGCGGAAACTATCCCGCAAAATAACAGATATAGTGATTGGTGGGATTCGGACAACAATTGCAATACATCGTCAAATAACGACTATTCAATGATAGACCATATCCTGGTTACGGATGCGATAAGGAAAAATATTGGCGATACTTTTATTTATCATGAATACAGTGAATATTGCGGCACATATGATTCAGATCATTTTCCAGTTGTGTTGGATATATACACGCGCTAAATGTAATCGCAACACGCGATTTCAAAATTATTATTATTTAGTGTGATGCAAAATGGTTTACCGCATCCGTATATTGCGCCCTGATTTACGTAGTCATCGCACTCGGCCTTTGAGGCGTGGGGGTGCACTTGTTTACCGCTATTTTTGAAGACGCCGTGCCGAAATATTCCACAGTTTAATTGTGCGATTATTATAAATTCATTGCAATGCGGGCACAGGAGTACAGGTTGGTCTTTAATTACGGATGACATATAATAAATATTGGGGTTACTATTTATTATATATTTTTACAATATGTATTGATTATATATTATTGATTATATATTATTGACCGCTCTCCAGGTTTTCATATGTAAATAACATTTTACACGAATAAAAAAACATAACCATTTGGTTGTTGTGTTTTTTGTTTTGATTTTTGATTTTTGATTTTAGTTTCATTTTATTTTTGATTTTAGTTTCACGATTAATTGTTTACAGATCAGTTACACCTTGTGCACCGATAAACATGCTTATATCATAAACCCAGTCGTCCAATTGTGCTTTGTTCTCATAAATGTCAATATTGCCATCCAATATTATTTGATTGCCGCAAACACAATCCTTCGCAGATAGGTCAAGCATGTTGTCGTGATATTGTGAGCACTTGTCAAGGTAGTCCAACGGAATATTCCCCTCGCCTTCTCTTGAGCGCTTGCCAATTCGCGCATAGCAATTTTCAGGTGCGGTCTTTACATAAATTACCTTGTGGACAGGAAATTCCCCGGAAAATGTGTCAAACCAGTTCAAATATATCTGATAATTTATATGTTCAATTTTGCCGCTATCATAAAGCATCTTTGCAAATACCAACTTGTCCGTATACAAGCTTCTTTCTGTTATCAAAATGGTTCGCTTAGATGATTGCGAGTCACTAATTTTTTTGAGCGCATCTCGCAAGACCTTTAGTCTGGAAACATATGCCATCATTTGGAAGGCAAACGAATATTTCTCCTGATCCGCATAAAACTTTTCTAAAATTGTTACACCATTTTCATCTGTGATTTTTTCCCATTCATCGACTGGTTCCTTCAAGAATACAATGTTTACATCGTCGGCATATGTTTCGCGCAACTTTGCCAACAGAGTTGACTTCCCCGAGCCAATATTCCCTTCAATAGAAACAATCGTATATGCGTTGTTAGACATCCTTGCGATTATACATAATACATCCATTTTATTTATATTCTTTCAACTCAATTTTAAAAAAAATTGAAATTAAAATAAACTTAAAGCCATAGACATAAATTACAGTAATCGCATCACAAATGGATTTGAAGCAACGAAAACTCAACAAGTCAGAATGGGAATCAATTGAGGTTCCAGTTTCGCCGCAAGAAATAGAAATTTTAAAACTAATTATTGGTGGTTATCATAATGTAAATATTAGGGTAAACAATAAAAATTCTATCTTTACGTTCTTAAAGCTAGAATACTCAGAAAAAATGGAAGACTATCTGTATAATAATTATTTGCGCGAGCGAGGTGAC